TGGATAGTTAGCCCACCGGTACGAATACTCATCCAAAATTAGAGCATTCGATCGGGTCAGTCTTGCGACGGACTCGTGGCTACCGCTATTAAAATTTGTAACTCCCTTATTAGGACCTATAGCTAAACTATAAGACATAATCATCGGCTAACGCCGAATCAAATGCTACCTACTCAAGGGGTGACATATTTTATTCGGCGGTCAGCCAGGTCGCTTGCAATGCAAACGCCGTTCTCGGCTACAGAGAACAATTTTATTTTATTTATACTTTTAAAGTCAGTATAGACTATGGAAGTAACGAGGGATTTGGTGGTGTCGCCTCGTAATACATACGGGGTAAACCTGTGAAGAAATATACTTGAAAATCTTCACCTGCTGCAACATGGTAATCTACAACTGTTCCGCCTGAGGCAAAAACTTGAGCTTCCATGGACCAGTTTGGGGTCCAATTATAATCTTCAGTATAATCTATTTGTTTACCTGGTGTAAAGCGGTATTGAGAATAGTATGGAACCTCAAACTCCACTACAGGGTTTATCTTATCTGTTGCATACATCATTCCCTTAGTACCAGTGACCCTAGTGATACCCGCCATAATTTGGTTACTACAAGATGCGTCCGAAGTAGCAAAAGGATAATTGATCAGATCTCGCCTATAAGAAGGTTGACCAGGAGGAAATATCGGCTCACGAGTTACATAAACACGAGAATCAACATTATCGGATTTACTTTGGTAACACTTATCGAACATCAGCTTGTATCTAATACTACCTCTCCACCCGGAGAAAGCAGCTGTAACCCAATGCAACATAACAGTATTTACGTAATTGTATGGTTGATTAGTACTACCGCAGATATCCACTGCACCACTAACATTTCCTCGATAAAATGGAAACATACTTTTAGTCACTCTGTAACGTTTGGTAACAGCCCCACCATCCGAACATGTCTTATCTCGTCGCCACAAGTTATATCGTTTAAGTAAAGTGCGAAAAGAGACTATAGTCTCACCAACAAATACTTTGTTAAGTTGTTGTGTATCTTGTATGCCTGGCCCAAGTTTATCACTCATCGATTGCTCGGGAGCTGAGGGCTCTTGTGTATCCTGCGATTCAGGAACAATTTCATTCCCACTCTGCGGCTCAAATCCGCTCTGTGGCTTAAAAACAAACTTCTGAAAATGATCGCTAGGAACGAAAACTTCAAAATCATCACCTGCAGAAATAAATACGTTAACTTGAATATCATTTTCCACGAAACTATTGGGTGTAGTTAATTCATTGACTATATACACACCAACAACTCCATTACCGAAAGGTCGATATTCTAAAGGTAAAGTACTATGCATCTCTGCAATAGGATCTTCACCCGGTATAGCATGTTCTAACAATGTTGTCGCTTGTCCATTACCAACCTCAAGCGTAAAATCTTGTGTATCTGCAATATCAACTATCTCAATATAATTCGTATTATACTCGTTTGAATCCAAGAACAATGGGTCATAAACGAACTTGAGTCTTCCTTTGTGAAAAGCAGAACAAACAATCTGAAATCTAAATTTCAAAGTTCCTGTCCAATACTCAAAAGGTAAAGCTGCCATTGCCGTGGCCGGAAAATGATAAGCTGAACCTCCAGACACATCGAATTGTGCGGGATCTACTCTAACATTAAAAAGTAACGTCTCGGGTGCAGTACCCATTATCCAATTAAACTTGGTCAAATACGATTCACGAGATGCGATATTCTGAATTGACAAAGGATCCTCTGGTCCTAAACCCGCAATACCTGGGTCAATAGTCAATTCCTGCTTCTCATCTACCGTAAGCTTAATAGCTGTGTCTGGTGTGTTAGTTGTTGCTAACTGCGATGACGGTGTTGGCCTATAAGGTTCGGGGTTTTTAGTAATAGGAGGTCTACTATACCCAAATGCTTTTGCAGCATTACCAACTGCGCCAACAACTTTAGAAGTTGCCATTGCAAAGGGTGCAATTTGGGGTATTACACTCAACGCATTCGCTGCCTTAACTATAGATGTTGCTGGTCCGGACACCATGCCGGTTGAATTAGCTTCATCTATCTCCTTACCCGGAGTGGTTGATCCTCCACCTTGTTTGGCATAACCACTCTTTTTGCCTCCTCTTGAGGACTTAGACATCGTATTTTTCTTGCCCTTGTTGGGTTCCATACCTGACTGAGGAGTCAATGTTGGAGCATCAACGGAAGTGAGAACATTAAGTTGTACGTTCTCAGCCCATGCAAAAATGGATACAGTACATTTATCTCCAGCTCCATTTGCATGTTTTAAAGCATTAATTGAACGAACATAAATTCGTCCAAGATTGCGATAATTACCAAACGGAATGGAAGAATTGTTAAAATGATTGTAATAAGGTAAACATAACTCTCCTCCAGTGGACGTAGTAGGGTCAACAAAAATATGTGGACACTGCGACAATTGAACCAAATCTTGCGGTATAAGTGCTGATAAGGTAGACATGTTATCGTGAGTATCCAAAGGAAGATAACCAACTATGGCACGACCATATTGAAATCCATTACCATTAATCACAATTTTTAAATGTAATTTAGCACGCATTAGATTATAATTTGTCATTCTGTTAATTACACGAGGATTTCCAAAATATAATTCCCAGGGATCAAAATCATAACCCAAAGTGGTGCCTGTACCCCATTCCTGGGTGCTGATCTTCAACGGACGTGAAAAGAAATTGTCCAAAGTTGCGTCATCAGTATCCTGCAACCCTCTAGTAGGGTCATCTACATGGTCCACCCCATAAACATACGATGGGTTTTGGTCACGGAAAAGAATATTCTGTTCTGTGGAAAGTGTGGAACCTTCCATTACAGTAGTACCTTCCGGACCAGATTGCGGTTTAAATTTTAATTTCAATGAAGAATTAGAATTTTCAGACGCTGCTGACTGTATCTCCGATACAGATTTGTTGTGCACGTTTGTTTCACCAGGACCAAAACATATGTTGGCTTGTGCATCCTGGCATAATCTAGTAAATTTAAAAATATTACCAATCCATTTATTTATTTACAGACCATTGAGTGGATTGACTCATATGGTACGACATATTTACAAGTGAGCACGGTGAACTCGAACTAAACTCCCCAGTAGGGACCGTTAACATATGCAAAGCCTATGAATTTTCTACAAAACATATAAAGATCAAAACACTCACGGTATCCATATACATATATCAATTTTGCTAACCATCAGTATTGAAACTGGGTTGGATTTAACGTCTCCAAAGTGACTGACCTTACCTATACAAGATGACTTTCGTCATTCTTGTATTGGTCATTCCAATCTGCAACTCGGTCGTTATAGCTGAGATTTAAACCAGAACATAAATGTGATATATTAGCACGGGCAGCGACTTCCTTCATAAGTTCTCGCTGTTCCTCATACTTATCTTCACCATGATTGAACCACTCACGAAGGGCTCCATCAATGTTCTGTGCACACGCATGTTCTTCTGTCAAAGGACAGTTCTTACCACGCATAAAACAATGCAACGATTTATAAATTGACTTATCCAATAGTGCACCTAAATGCACGCCAAGTTTGGGATGATTAACACTACTCCTCTTCAAGAATTCGAACTCCTCAGGAGGTAAAAACTCCGTAAGTTCAGATTCTTTATCAGGCATAGTGTAAACCTGTCCATATTCCGCTAAAAATTGGGAACAAATCTTGATATTAAACTTATCAATCCCAATCTTAATTGAACCAATATTATCATCACCATACGTCATTGCTGCAACGCAATCACGAAATTTCAGACGATCTGAAAACTTGGTTGGTACATACTGCGAATAAAAACAGCATCGCAAGTTCAATGAACCACAAATACCATTAATAATAACAGTTAGTGAATTACCACTAATATGCGTACCTTCGGTTAGACCAATTAAATCTCCATTAAAAGCTATATAGGCAAACACAATGTCACCTGTCATTGCTTCCATGACATTAATATCTTCTTCTGTATAATCACACTCTCGTGCGAAATCCATTAGAACTCTCAAAGCCGCAAAGATTAATTGGGATGGCAATTTTTGATCATACTTACCGTAATCCCCGCCAAAAAGACGATCCATGCCAAATTTTGTTGCATGTTGGTGAAACTCATCCCATTCAGGGCCATGTGAGTTTATACCAACAGCACATTCTGATAACAACGGATTCATCTGCAATACTCGGAGAAGTGGTAAGTAATATTTTCTAATAAGCCAAGTTAAGGACAATGCATTTCCGTAGAAAATTCTGCATTTATCTTTAGCCAAGATTTCATCTTTCTTACACGCTTTAGCTATAGGGTAACCTCTCTTACCTTCTCTATAGCAATCCTCAATCCTCTTAATTTCATCCATTAAGACAACGTCGAGTTCGCGGTTATTTGGTTTATCAATGGTTGGTTCCAATTCAGTGACAAAATTTCGTTTAGGTCCTGTTAAAGGAAAACCAACAGATGTATTCAACTTAATAGCATCCATAAATTTCTTTCCTGGAATACCACACAAATTTTCATGATCTGTAAGCGGTCTTGCGTTATTCCAAAGATCATCTTGGAAAACCTTGATTAAAGGTTCCTTATAGTCTTGGACGGCGATCGAAAGTAAATCGTGTGAATATGGGTGTGCTGGAATAGCTAAATTCGACAAACACGTTTGCCAGCCATACCAATCAGGATTTAATTTGGGTCCACGGTATATATTTGGTACACCGCAAACATCAGCAATATGTCCACTAATGGGTGTATTTTTTACATCAGATTTGTTCACTGCTCGTCCCGGACAAGATCCATAATACTCAATTTGTGAATCAGAAGGAAGATATTTCAATGCACTTTTCTTGTGCAAAGGATCATCCTTCAAAAGTTGAATTCCCAAAACGGTTGTACGAAATTCTCCGGCTCCTCCTGAAAGTACAACGCCTTCGATGCGTCGCAATTCAGCAAAAGCAGTAAACAATTGTTGTTGTGTAATGCTTCCATAACACCCACGAGGTGTACCGGCAGCGCCACCTAAGTGGACACCGAGAATGACACTACCATTTGTGTCAGACACAAGTGGAGCACCACACAAACCATTAAAAGTATTAATAGTTAAATTCTTATACATTCCACCTTTAAAAGACTTGTGAGTGGTTACAATACTTGGGGAAGTCATCCCCCGAGCTACAATCATCTCTCCATCTTTCTGTCGCCAATGCATAACAAAAGGAACATCTGGCATGTCACCAATGGGGAAATAATTTACAATGTTATTAAATGATCCGCCAGTTGACACATAACAAACTCTCAAATCTGAATCAGGAATGAGATGAGAGGCAGACTTACAAAGTCTTGCCGCAAATTTGCCACCACTAGCTTCTGGATTGCGCTTGCGAAAAGTACAATTCAAAACATCACCATACTGTTCAAAATAATGGTCCGGAACTAACATAACATTAGAACTTAACATAAGACCATTTACCATAGCGTTTCCATCTTTAATGTGAATGGATCCATACACTAAACATTTCTTTACAACATTACTCAACTGTTCAGTTGACATTCGTTTAGAAGTGGCAGTAATTGGAAGATCACGTGGAACAACTTGTGTCCAAACATTTACTTCACCATCTCTAGCTTGCACCTCTTCCTTTGTTTTAGGTTCCAAAGACCCGTGAGGATCTTCGGCCCGATATGCGCGATACGCTCTAGCCAAACCATATAATGCGGCAATTCCGATTGAAATTCCACAAATGTATTTAGCATATTTATCTCGGTGTCGTCTAAGCATTGGAGCAATCTCCATATTTCTCTTTTTAAGATCTTTATATAGATTCTTTTCTACGCGTTCGACTAAATTACGCAGACGAAAAACTATTTCAAAGAAAAGAATGAATGTGCAATTTATAGCAGTTTGAGTTGAAAATGCATAAAAACAAAATAAAATCATGAAAATGAATGTGCAACATGCACGCATCATTTCAGATCTATAATCGCTCTTAAGACGCTCGGTATACATCCACTTCAATACGCTAGGAGCATCCTTATGATCTAATATAGGAGCTGGGACAATTTTAATCCAATCCCATTTATCAAGAAAATTCATTCCTTGCTCATACAGGAGATTAGATGCATCTTTGTCAAGACGGTCGTACAAAGTATCAACTTTTCTATATTTGCTCGAAGCATACCAAAGTTTCTAAAACGATTTAACAGTTTCTCTACCAAATTGAGGTTCAACATGATTAGGACAATTTCCTTTCAAATGCTTACAATTTTCATGTGGGCAAAGCTGAATATCTATTTCTCGTAACTTCATTCCTTCTAATATTGATTCTTGGTTCAATAAATGAGTATCAAAATCATCAATAGCCCACTGAATACACTCAGCCATGGAAACATCTCTCATCACCTTGCCTTTATATGTAATAGGTTTATATCCTGCTACAACTGTAAGTTCAACCGGTTTTACGGCACGTTCAATGGTGACAGTCCAAATATCGTCAAACATTGGGGGATTATAATTTCCCTCAGCATCTGTATAATGCTTCCGGACTAAAGCGGAATCAACACCACAAGGTATGTCATCTTGAATACGTTGAAATTCGGGTTTTGCCTTCACTGTGATGCACACAAGACGACGTTGAATAGAGTATGGACAATTGGAATACAAACCAGCATCCAAAGTCTTTCTATTAGTCGTTGCGACTGCAATAACAGGTTCTACAAAACATTTTCCTTTGGCCTCAAGTTCAGCTTTAGGTGCATAATACATTTGATTATTAATAACATCAATGATTGCTCTTGTCGGTGGTTTCTCAACAAAATTCGACTTATCGTTCGAAATGTCATCAAAAATCATAACTAATTTATCAGTGGTCCAATTGGACATGAATTTATCACCTGCGTTATATGCACAACGATACTCTTTGCTAGTAGGCATACCTTGACTTGCAAGAACAGCGTCAACAAGCTGATCTCCAAACATGGTTTTACCTTGACTACTCTCTCCAAAAAGTTCAATAGCCCAAGGGGCAGCGCGAACTCCTGATGAGATTTTCATAGCAACAAAATCATTCTGCACGATCAAAATCTTTTGGTACTTGTCCATAACTAATTTCTTCTCAGGCCCTCGTAAAGACTGAGATAAATTTAAAAGAGATGTGGACAACCTATTTAGGCGTTTCTCAAATTCTTGATCTGTTACTTCTGCAAATTTCTTAAGATTACCATTCTTAACTAAATCATACCATGCCATGACCTGAGCGAACTCTTGGTCAAGCTCCATGGCAGTCCTATCATTGACAAGCAATGGTCTCAATGACCCTGATTGATAACACAAATAGGCACCTTCAGTAAAGAATATGACTGTCTCAAAAAGAGCATCTGCAATATCAAATGCAGACATGTGTTTTTCGATAAGATCTGGTGAAAAGACTTTAAATTGGCCAAGATTGAATTCGAGTGACGACACATCACACAAACCAATCATGACGAGACATCCAAGAAGTTTTGAAACTTGATTAAATGCTCTATTAGATTTACACAATTTCCAATTTTGGCGGACATCACGAAGACAATCCAACCAATCTGGAGTTGCGCTTGATTGTGGTGAAACAAGAAGTTCTTCAACAAATCCTTTCACTGTTTTAAAAAGTGATCTTGTAGTACGACCTTGGGCCCAAGTCAAAACTGACGTAATGACACCCAATGGTGTACTTTGTTGTGAAAGATTTACTAGAAGAAGAATAACTCCTTCTAATTCTCTTAAAACCTTGTCTGGAATATCAATATTGGCAAATTTTGCCAAAGCGTCAATCGAAAATGACGCTGCTGAAATAGTCTCTAAGCCAAAATGTGGCTGATAAGAATCTTCGGAAATAATATCCAATTCAGGAAGAGTTTCAAACTCTTGTTTCCATTTTTGCGAATTTTTCCAAACCTTATTATTTTTAAAAGGTCTGCGAGCTGCTTCGCGCTCGTTGTGTTTTTTGCGTTGAAACTTAATTCGTCGCGTCTCCTTTGCGGAGAATGGGTCCATTTTTTCTTTTAAAATAAAACCCATCTTGTCAATATTACCACCAATAATTCGTTTATTTTCTGTATGTAACTTTTTTCTCATGAAGGGTGGTTTATTGTTATTGATAGAACGGGGAACTTTCTTAACCCTATTCTTCAAATTCGGTCATATAGTGTTCTACAAGCAATAAAGTATATAATGATCAGGACATCGGATTTATCCATTCGGTACCGGCCTACACACATATACAATACTGAAATTTATTACGTTATTTTTCAAAATAATGAAAATGTTTATATCTTATAAAATAAGAGCTGAAAAGGAATTGACTGAAACCTTATTCAGTGAGCTTCATGCGCTCTAAAACAAATGCAAAATAATGAAATTAAAATCGACTTAAATTAGTAACCAGGTATAGTTCTACATCTCAAAAGAGAAGAATCAATCTAATTTATGTTTAAAAGGACAAAACAAAAGTTGGGTGGTAGCCCAACATAATATTCCTTGCTATAATAACAAGACACGGACTTAGACACTACAATGTGTCTGCACCGTCGTTGCGGTTTCCAAAAACAAATAGGGGTGATCGCTAGTTTAGCACGATCGATACTTAGAATAAAATTTTTGAGTAGAAGATCAATAAGACGTAGTAGTCAAAAAAGGCATATATAATGCCTTAAATGACGCTATAATCTTAAAGGGCAATTAACTGCCAAATATCTACAAACACTGCGTACGGGGAATTCCCGTACGCAG